CAAAAGGAAAGTATTTGTGAGCAACAGTATTGCCATACGCATCAAATACTGTTCCACTTGCGGTAAGACGGCCATGAAATCCATCCCCCTTCCCATAAAAAGAAGCTCTTGAGCAATTAGCTGCTTGTACACTATTAGGAAGCAGACTATAAAGACCAACGAGCGAAATTGTAGCAAGTTTTGAAATTTTAGATAGCATTTAATTGAATAGAACTCGTCATCCTGGCTTGGAAGCCGTGCCAAATCCCCGTTCTAAAGGGCAGCATTCCCCAGGCTCTAAATCACTAAAAACATAATGAAAAAGTATTTAGTGATGAGTTATCTTAACATAGATAACTGATTCTGTCAAGAGATCATAACAACCTCAAGTTGTCCATTTGGATCATCAAAACCACCTTCAATGCTGTAATTGATCCATTCATTAAATTCTTCATTAAGAGCAATGGCATCTTCATGGCGATCCTCTCTGATTAGAACTTCAAAGCGATCAATACTCCACTGAGTGGTTTCAATAATGAGTTTTTGAGATTTTTTGTTTTTGTTTTCCATGGTTCTTGACTGAACTTTTTTAGTATAGCACCCCCAATACCCTTTGTCAAGGGGGGTTGGGATAAATACACAAAATGCGTTAAAAAATGAACTGGAAATATAACCAACAAGATTTAATTGATGTCCCTAAAGATATGGAAGGGTTTGTTTACATTATTATAAATTTAACTAATAAGAAAAAGTATATTGGAAAGAAAAACTTTTGGGAAAGAAGGAAAGATCCAAAAACAGGAAGAAGAAAAAAGAAAGAAAGTAACTGGAAGAAATATTTTGGATCTTGTCAAGAACTAAAAGATGATGTAAAAAAACTCGGTGAAGATAAATTTCACCGAGAGATTTTATATCTTTGTCCTCATAAAAAATCAATGTCTTATTATGAAACTTACGAACAATTTAAAAGACAAGTAATTTTATCTGATGAGTATTACAATTATAACTTAGAAGGTAAGTTCTTCAAAAGTGAAAGAGAAAACATTTATAACATAGTGCAGATCAATGATGCATTTTTACTTCTTGAAGATAGTCCAATACCTCACCCAAATATTTTTGGATGAGGTATTTTTCTTGTGGAGAATAACTCTCATGATCTATCCGTAGCTTCAGTTTATGCACTTTTGCAATTAAACTAAAGATATCAGTATTATGTATCATCAGACGTTTATAGTTGACATCACAGGAGGTCTTGGCCTAGAAGTTCTTGGTTGAGCTTGTTGAGTAGCCACTCTGGCTGCTCTGGCTCTTTGTTGAAAACTTCTGTAGGTTTGAGTTGAGGTTGGTCTTTGATCAAACCGTGCTCTTGTTGCAGAAGAGAATCCGGGCCTGGGTTGGGAGGGTGTTGGCCGAGCGGCGGAGGTTTGTGATCTTGCTGAGCCCGTAGTTACACGAGATGCGCCAGATTGGCTTGAAGTACCAGAGCCTGTGGTCATACGAGATGAACCAGTCTGTCTGGTTAGTTGCTGACCACCAGTCGGAGTTTGTCCAGAACCCATTGTTACTCTTTCAGCACCTCTGGGTTGAGTTGGTTGCCGTCTGGCAATAACATCAGCTTCACCAGCCATTCGGCCAGAAGCAAAGCGGTCCCGCACACCGGGCCTTCTTTGTTGGGGCTCTGGAGTAGAATCATATTCGTCATCATCTGAACCAGTATACCTGGAACCACGACCACTTGCATAACCACTCCCGTAGGCTCTTCCAGCGGAACCAGCTATACGGTCAGAGAGACCTTTTACATAACCAGCAGCCCTAAAAGGAGCCTTAGCCACACCTTTAATTACATCCTTTATTCCTTCTAATACAACTGTATGATTTTCATTCAGTTGATTTGATTCATAAAGATAATGTTGTACACCTTCAATTTCCTCAAGCATTACATTCTTAATTTGTCTTAGAGAATAACTTTTCTCTAAGTTTTCAAGAATAAATGACTCAATAGATTCTTGTACCTTATGTTGTTTAAAGGTTGTTCGGTTTTCGTTTAAAATTTCTTCTAATAATTGAAGAAAGTCCTCAGATAAATTTCTATGTTTTGTCATTATCACTCAGCGAGATACTCTTGGGTGATGTCAAATAGAGTGTTTTCACTTAGATTTTCAATAATGTAAAGAGCGCCGTCTACATCATTTGCATAACCTTCGGCGATTAGATCCTCAAGGATTGTGTCAAGAAGGTATTCATAAGAAGCGTTGATTTGCTTGGGAGCCTTTCTTGCAGAACGCTTAACACCAGAAGCTGCTCTCATTGCGGTTTGTTGCTTACCCTTTGCGGTTTGAGGCTTACTGACACCACCAGGACCAGCAAAGCTAACACCAGAAGGTCCAGAACCAGCCATAGCAGCTCTTAATCTTTCAGCAGCAGCGGCTTTACGGGCTGAAGTGGTAGTACGAGCCGGGGTAGTCTCGCGGGCTGGGGGAAGAGCCGGAGGAGTTCTTCTTGCTTCTGGTTTTGCTTTAGGAGCAGCGGGAGCCCGTAGTTGTGCTGCTACCTCACGACCATAAGCCTCACGCTCTCCTGCGGCAGCTGCCTTATTCACTCTTGACACATTTCTACGAAAATCGGATTGAAGATTACGTTGGCGCTCACCAGCACCGCTTAGTTCGTATTTTGCGGCAGAAGCAGCCCGACCAACGCGACCAACCAAATTAGCACCAGCTCTTAGTAGACCACCAAGTTTTGCCTGACCTTCTTTACGAGCCTGATTCATAGTAGAGGCTACAGGTGATAGAGCCTTTTTAGCCATTCCAAAGCCAGCCTTGGCGCCATCCCAAGCGGCCTTTACGGTTTTGATGGCACCCTGTACTCTTGCTGCTCTCCGAGCGGTTCTTTGATTGGCTTCTTTAGCTGCAGTAGTTGCCTTAGTATCAGCTGCTTGCTTTTCCTTAAACTTTTGTCTTTGTGCCAGTTGAGCCGGAGTCATCCGGGCTTCACTAATAACTTGATAAGACTCAGTAATTACTTCAGGTGAAGCGCACTGATAAACAGTATCAAAAGCTTCCTGTAGTGAGCAACCATAATCTTGAAATTCCCAGATAAGAGATTCAATTACAGCCTGAATATCTTCATCAAGCATATAATCAACGAATCTAAGGTTATCATTAAAGTCTTCTGTTAGACTTTGTTTATAAACAGATTGATAAGCCTCGGTTAGAAAATAAGCAGCCATTGTTATATTGTTGTGTTTATTATACAAGTATTTAGCAAAAAACCCCTTTCGGGGTTGAGGAAACTTATAGTTTGAACCCAGAAAAAGCATCTGGTTTCATGTCTTGATTAATTCCACCAACAACATAACCTGTAAGATTTTCTTCTTGGGGGGGAACTTGTTCATTTTTTGAATTGAGCCATTTACTCATCCAAGGCAATGGGTCAGCAGATAGGGGAATATCATAGGCAGGTTTGAGGCCGATAGCCTTCATTCTTCGGTTGGCATTCCATTCAATATAATTATAAAGAAGTTTTTCATTAAGTCCAATCATAGAACCATCTTTAAACAAATACTGAGCCCAGGCTTTCTCTTCATTTACAGCCCTATCAAACATAGCATAAGACCAATCCTCTTCCTCTTGCGCGATCTTCGCCATATCAGGATCGTCACCCTTTTTCCATTTTGTGAGAATGTTCTGAGTAAGAACTAAGTGAAGAGCCTCATCAATTGCAATTTTTTTAATGATTTTAGCCGAGCCTTCCATCAGCTGCAATTCACCAAAGGCAAAACTACAGGCAAAACTAACATAAAAACGAATACCTTCTAAGATATTAACGTTCATAATTGCGCGATATAGCTTACGCTTTACTTCATACAATTCAGACTGCCCAAGTGTAACCCCCTCGTTATTGAACTTCCAAAGTTCAGAAGAACCATAATTCTGTGCTGAATTAATAAAATCATTATAAGATTCAGTTACACTTGATGCTCGCTCAAGAATTCTTTCATCTTCAATAATAGTATCAAATACCTCAGTTGGGTCGGTATAGACATTTTTAATGATGTAGGTATAGGAATAACTATGAACCATTTCCATAAATTCCCAAGCAATAATAGCAGATTCCAATTCCGGTAAAGAGCAATATGGTAAAAATTGACCCGGCCCCCTACCCTGCACAGAATCTAACATAATCTGATACTTCAAATTAGAAGTAAAAATGTGTTTTTGCTCGGGGCGTAGCTTCATGTAATCAGCTCTGTCTCTTTGCAAAGGAAACTCTTCTGGTCTCCAAAAAGCCCCCAATTGCTCCTGCGTTAGCTTATAAAAAACTGGATATTTATTGATATCATATCGCTGAACTCCAAGTGGAGACCCAAAGAACATAGGCTGTTTCGTGTACTCTACTTTATTTGAATTAAAAACAGTCATTCCCTTAATCTCAGATTGTGCAACCATCGCAGCTTGATTCCTCCGTCTCTTCTAATAGTTCGTTAATAAGATCGTCAACTTCTTTTCCATCTTTTGCGCCATCGTATGTATTTAAATAATACGCAGTTTTGTGGCCCATTTTATAAGAATATAACCAATCGTTTACAATCTCAGACATAGGAACCAGCTTATCTGGATAATGCTCTGGATTGTAGTTCCAATTCACACTAATTGCCTGATCTGTAAACTTTTGTAGAACAGATACTACATTCAAATACCCCCTATTTGACTTCATATCCCACACTGTTGTATAGTTATTCTTTAAAGTTGCATATTGAGGAACAATTTGCTTTAGCCGACGCTTAACTGACAATAGTTCACGAGGTGGTTCAATGCCATTTGTAGCATTAGAGGTTAGTGAACTATTATGTGAGACAAGACCCTCACAGTTATAATGATGGACATCGGGAACTTCAATATCATATGTGGGTAGATTTTCTTTTGTATGAGAGATTTTAGTAACTTTCATTTTTAATAAACTCGTAATAATTTTTTAGTAATGTTTCCTTGGGTATGGAGCAATTTGCTCTTTTGGTGCTATTCTCTAGTTTAGGAAGAATCTCAAGATTCACAACAGAACCAATAATTTTTGGATCTATCTCATCAACAAATCCCATTTTAATGGAATATTTGTGATCCAAATGATATTCTTTTGATCTGAGTGTTATGTTTTCTATCAACTCACCATAAAAAAATACACTTTCTCGCGTATATCTATTTACAAGAGATTTATATTTATTAAAATCATCAATGATAGAATCCTCCACCCATAGACCAAGTTCTACCATTTGGTCTCTATATTTTTTAGCATTTTTATCATAAATTTCTTTCCAAGTGTCTGGGTATTTTTCTTGAAGAAACTTTCTATTCCTCCCGTGTTGAGATTTTTTAATGGAAATAGCATCAAGAATCACCTCTGCTTGTTCTTTGGAATAACCACGCTTTAGATAATACTCTTCAAACACACCAGCGTTAGATTTTTGATATGCACTCACCTGCTGAATTGCTTCAGTTTGGGTATTACCCCTTTTAATCCAATACTCAACTCTTCGTTTACTTCTTTCACGAAACTCCTTTTCTTTTTGGGATTCCCAATCATTTCCATATTTTTCTTTAAACCACTCATCAGAAGATGAGTATAAGCTCGTTTCTTGAAACTTTTGAAACATTTCTAAACCCTTTTTTTCGCCATGTCTTTGGATAAACTTTTCTTTAGATGTAGCTTTATCTGATTTAAATTGAGTTACTTTTTGTATAGCCTCTTCTTCTGTTATGTTTAGTTTCAATTTCCAATACTCAGGTAAATAAGCAACTCCTTTTTTATTTTTATTGTTTTTCATAAAAATAAAAAAGTTGGCTATGACATTTAAATCAAATTTTTGTGGGTCTAATTCATCTAAAAGTTTCAGAAATGCTCTTGGGTCTAATGGATACAAATCATTTAAAAACTTTATTTCTTTAGATGGCTCAGAAAGATTAAACTTTGTTCTTAGTATTTTACTGATTTTACTTCCCCGCATTTATGCCTCTTATAACTCTTATTACTTATAAGAGGCATAAATGTAATCAGAATTCAACTATGTCATCATCAACTTCAATTTCATAAACTCGCTTCCAAATTTTACTACCGTCTGGTTGCTCTACTAAAAATCTATGGTTTGGAGTGCAATTAATAACTTTACCATTTTCAAAGGTTAACTCTACTGTTGGCTTTTTACCATTGTAGTAAAGTTTATCTACAGGCTTGAATCCATCTTTGGTTTCAACTACAATAGGGTCACTAAGATCATACCACCCAACAAGGTCATTTTCTTCAATCTCTTGCCAATCAATACCACCCGCTTCTGCGATTTGATGGAAATCCATAAATCCGTCAGATGTTTTGATTTTATGTTTATAAAAAAGGCACGACTCACTTGGCATAAAACTCGAGAGTGTTGAATTACGTAGGCCATAAGTTAGAATATCTTGACGAAGTTCTTCCCAATCGTGACGGAGTTCAACAGAAGAAATCTCATCAACATCTTTCTTGTATGTGTCAATAGGTAGAATACCCTGAGAATACTTTGTCCTATTGAAATAGTCACAAGGTCCTTTTTCTTTTGCAAGATTCATTGATGCTTTAAGCAGATAATATTGGAAACTCTCTGCTAATTGATGAGTATGATCCCAGGCAGCTTGATCTTCATAAGATACTCCGAGTTTGGCGAAATAATGGGCCAAACCAACAAATCCAATACCAAGTGAGCGCCTGGCTCGGGTTGATTTTTCTGCGGCAGGAACCACATAATCTTGAAAATCAATCAGCTCATCAAGACCACGAACAATAAGATCAGTTACATCTTCAAGTTCTTTGTCTGACTTTACGACTCCAACGTTTACGGCGCCCAATACACAGAGAGCAATTTCACCTTCTGTATCATCAAGAGTTTTAATTGGTGTTGTCGGAAGAATAACCTCCATACATAAATTTGATTGATTTACCTTATCAATAAAAGAACTATGTGAATTTGCGTGATCAATGTTAAAGATGTAAATGCGTCCTGTTTCACTGCGTTCATTTAGAAGACTAATAATCAGTTCTTGGGTATTAATTTGTTTTTTCTCTACATAAGGATCATTTTCATATTTTTCATACATTACATCAAACTCTGGAGTTCCGAAGACATCGTAAAGTCCAGGTACATCATTAGGACAAAATAGACTAATTACTCCATTACCAATAAATCGCTCATAAAACAGTTTTGACATTCCGATGGCATAATCAATATTACGCACACGATTTTCATCGTTACCTTTATTATTTTTAAGAACAATAACCTGTTCAATCTCTTTGTGCCAAATGGGACAAAAAACGGTCATACTGCCTTTACGCAGACCACCTTGATGCACTGATTCAAGGGCGCTTTGGAAAAACTTAAGATAAGGAACAAGACCAGTTGAAATAGTTTCTCCATTACGAATTTTAGATCCCAGAGCCCGAACACGCCCGACATCAAGGCCAATGCCTGCCCTATCGGCAACATATTTCATAATTGCCGAACCAGAAGCAGCAATACTATCTAGATCATCATCAACAGAAATCAGAGTGCAGCTCGCACCTTGTTTCTTATTAGTGCGAACTCCTGCCATAATAGGAGTAGGAATATTAATTTTATGTTTGCTACTCGCATCATAGTAGCGTTTAATATAACTCAAACGAGTCTCTTTGGGATAATTCTTAAAGAGCGTCAGAGCAATCATCATGTACATGAACTGAGGAGTCTCGTACAGTTCTTTTGTTCTTCGGTCTTGTACCAGATACTTATCTACAACTTGACGAAGACCCGCATAAGTGAAAAGAAAGTCCCTATCGTGATCAATATAAGAATTTAGTTTATCAATCTCTTCTTTAGAGTAACTATCATACACACTGGAATCATAAACATTCTTTGCAACACATTGATTAATGTGCTCTTCCAGATGTGGTAGATCAATACGACCACCGTAAATCTGTTTACGAATGGCAAATAGAAGCAGACGTGCGGCAACATACTGATAACCAGGATGCTCAAGAGAAATCAAATCTGATGCAGATTTGATTAGAATTTGTTGAATGTCATCTGTTGAGATGCCATCATAAAATTGAAGACCGCTATTCATCTCAACCTGAGATGCAGACACTCCTGAAATGCCCGCACAAGCGGCTTCTACCATAAGATGGATCTTGTCAAGATCCAAATCTACAACATTACCGTTTCGTTTTTGAACCTTAATTTCTGTTTTCATACCATTCTTTTCCATTTGTTAAATTTGAGTTGAGCTGTGAGACCTTGAAAAGTATTGTTCTTAATGATGTTCATCACATCTATGTTGTTAAGAACCATATCGTTGATGTCTTGTTTTTCTATCGGGCTACTTGGCCAGATTACAATTTGAAATCCTTGTGAGATTATTTTTTCCATTCTCTGAAGAATTTCTTTATTTCTTGGTTCGTTGTCATAAACATAGACTGGGTGAGAAATATTTAGTTGCGATAAGTTTACATCAGCTCCACACATTCCGATAGAGTTATCAACAAATTCGGAATCAAATGGCCCCTCAAGAATGTAAACCGGAGAATCCAGTTTAACATCATCATAACCATAAACCTTTGGCGCGTGTTCCACTAACATAACTGTCATGTACTTAGCTGCCGATTTACGAATTGCTCTACCTTGAATACCAATCAATTTCTTTTTATAGTAAAGAGGTATTACAATACGCTCTTCATCCATTGAAACATCTTCAAATACTGGAGTTAATGTATTAACAAACTTTTTAAACTCTTCGGCATAATAAAACCTGTCTGGATTTAATTTTCGTGAAATTAAATAATCCCTGATTTTTTTATTTTCGCTTGATTTCGGTAGATCTAATTTTTCTTTAAATTCTGGTGGCTTAAAATCAAACTTTGGAGTTTCAGCTGGAAAGTTTTTTCCGGTGTGCCCATTAGAAAACTTTTCCAGGCAATATTGCCTATGTAGCAAAGGATCAACTTCTTTAATGAAGTTGTTCAAAGAAGTATTTGCGCCACAGTTGTGGCACTTGTAATTTGTGTTATTTCTAATTTGATAGAAATACCCACGAGCCTTATTTTTGTTTCTCTTTGAATCACCACATAAAATACATCTACAGTTGTAAAGATTGTTCTTGACTTTCTTAAACTTTTCAAGTTTTGGAGAAAGAAGATTGATGTATTTTTCGTCTACATAATCCATTTACGATTTGTTCACTCAAGCCATAATAACACAAAGAAGGCAGACCTGTCAAGGGTCTCTGCGAACTTCTTCTTGTGATGAGCTGGTGGTGAGACTGCGATCAACCCAATTTGAGACCAAAGGAGAAAGAAGACCGGTCATTACAACTAAGACACATCCAATGCCAACTGTCATCCATTTTACTTTAATAATGTCATCAAGTCTGGTGTCTATCTTACTAACTCTTTCAGATACGTCTATTTCTATTTTTTCTATTCTTTGCTCTGTTCTTTTATAATCATTAGTCAAAGATGTTTCTATTTCTTCAACCATTTTTATAATCAAAGAATCTGTTTTACTACACTGTTCTATTTTTTGTTCGTGAACAGCCAACATTTTAATTAGATTAGTGTTTGCCTCACTAATCTTTTCAATAGCATCATTAAGCTTAGAAATATTATTTGTCACCTCAAATAACTTCTGTTCTAAAACAGCAATTTTTACTGAATCTTCGGTGGTCTGCATTGCTTTGAAATTTATTTGAGTTTATCATAATAATACTTTATAAATTATTTATAAAATTATTAGTTTTTATTATGATTAAACAATCCACTTTCTATATTTTTGAGGAATAGCCCGAAGGTCTAAATCAGTAATGTTATCGGAGGTTTCTTTTCCCTTTTTTCTTCTTACAGGTTTTCCGAAGAATAGAGGCATTGGTTCTGTTGTTCCTGCAGTTGGTCCTTCAGCGGGAGAATTAACACCAAATGCACCACCAGTTCCGGGGGCATTTGCGACCATATTCTCTTTTATGATTTTAATAACTCGGTCTAAAGGACTCATTTGTTAACTTCTCTAACTCTAAGGTACAAAATTCATCTTCAGGAATTTCGTGAATGTAACATTTAGGATAATCAGGAAGACGGTTTAAAAATAAAATAAAAACTTTCAAACATCCCCACAAATCAGAATCAATTTTATGAAATAACATTGGAGTTGTTGCATCACCAAAGATATTATAAAGAATAATAAAGTGATTGATTAATAAATGTGTTTTAAGAATTCCTGTACTCTTGTATTTTTTCAAAAGTCTTTTAATGTATTTGAAATGCCCCAGGTCCTTTTGAAAGTCTTTTTCAGTTAGGGCCTGGGGATTTTCATAATTTTTTATCGCAAAGAGTAAGAAATTATCTTTATTCAGCTCACTAAAAATCATTTATAATCAGGCACGTACAGATAGAATTTGTGTTCCAGTGCCTAAAGAACCAGTTGTTCCACCACCACCAACATTACGGATAATGTCGGAAGTAAAGGTCTTGGTTACGGCACCACCATCATAAGAGTCGGTGATTACACCAACAACACCAGCAGAAAGATTAATCTGTAGATTAGTCTGGGTTGTTCTGGTACTAAAGGTTGCAGCAACACCGGCACTAATGCTAGAAGCTGAAGTACTACCAGTACCAATAGTCACAGAAGTAGCGCCAACAGAAACTACATTAGCATTTGTAAATGCCCCAGTAACTGAAAGTGAAGATCCAGCAGATACACCAGAAACACTATTTACAAAGATTACAGATGAACCAGCGGCAACAGTTGCACTAATTGCAGTAGTGTTGAAGTTAACTTGGGCAGTTAGAACAGTAGTTGGAGGAGTAAAGGTAAATGCAACTCTGTTAGTAATCTGACCATTGTAATTGGAAGAAACGGTTATTCCCTTATCATTAAAGAAGTTATGAACAGGGCAATTGCGAGCAATTGAAGTTGCAGTTGCTACAATTGAGGTTGATTGATTTGCGTTATTTGCGTCAAAAGTATTAATGAGTACAGTAGCACCAGCGGTTACGTGGACTAACTCATTATAAACTAGATGAACTTCTGGAGCAGAAGTGCTGGTTGAAATGAAGGTGGTCGCACCAGCTGAAATAGAAATAGGTGAAGAAAGATTGGGATCTTCAAAGAAAATAGCTACTGGAGTAGCGGCACCAAGGCCAGTACGGTTTGATCCAATTCCAGTTGTGTTGAGACCAACCACAGGAACAAGAATCTCATCATAATAAGAAGTTGAAAGACCGTTATGGTTACGAGTCCCATAATTGCGGTAAACCCAACCACGCTGGTCAGCAAAACAATTATGTGGTGTGCGATTCCGATCAACATCACTTAGATGCTTTGGAATTGCATAATTGTTATCTAAAGTTTCGGTAGTGGTAGAAATCCCCCAGATAGCCATTCTTTTTACCTATTTTACTTTTGTTATATTAAGTATTTAGTACTTCACAAAGATTAAAAAAAGGGGGCATTAGCCCCCCTTTGAAAATCAGACTAGAAGCTTTTTACGAACTAGGTCAACAACATAATTATCAATGTTATTGTCAGTAGTAGCAGCATAACGATCTAATAGGGCAATTACTAGCTCCTTTACTTCTTTTGAAGCCATTAGAGAAAATAAAATGGGCTTCATTAGAGAAACAATCTTTGCCATTTTGACCTCTTGGGTTAAACGTATAGGTATTTAGGAATCAGACTCTTTTTGGAATACCCTCGTGCTTGGTAGAGGCATACTTAATCAACTCTTTTTCTGACATAGAGTCTGCAAGTTCAATGACTTGCTTGCTTACTTTAGATTTGGGCACTTCACCACGCTTGTATGCAAGAGCAAGACCAAATAGCTTTTGTTGCTGCTCACTTACTGCTTTCTCTTCAAGATAAGCCTCGTGTAATTCTTCTACAGTGTAACCACCGAGATCAGTCCCTTCTCCAAGAACATCATCAACCCAAAATCTAAAATCTTCGCCAAATAGCTTACCAATTCCGGCACGAATGCCTTGGGCAACAGCACTGGTAGTTGTATCACCTCGTCTACGGGCTGCTGCAGTAGTACCAGCACCTTTACCCATAGCTCCACCAACTTTAGAAATGTCTTCACCAGCTCTTCTGGCTGCCTTTTTAACTCCAATTCTACCAAGTTGGGCAAGTTTACTGTCACTTGCAGTATTAAGAGCTGTGGTGGCCCCACTGGCTGCTTTCTTAACAGTAGATGCAGTTTGGCCAGCCAGATCTCTCGCAGTTTTTAATGCACTACCAACTCGCTCTCTGGCTTTACGATCAGCCTCAACTCTTTGTTGAATAAAATTAGCAACTGCATTAAGAGCACCGGCTTTTTGTGGAGCAGCTTGTGGTTGAGCCTCTTTTGCTACATCAACGGCAGTTTTAACTTTGTCAGTATTAATTTTTTTCCGCATCACACCAGGCATTCTGGTATCTAAGGATCTAATTGCCTTTCCCTGTGCTACTGCCGCCTTTGTGAGTTTTCCTGGGGCTGCTTTTTGTGAAATTCCTCTTTCCTTTCCAGTGGCAGGAGTTTTTTTCTTCCCAGTCAGAGTCCGTGCTTCTGCAATAATATAATCTTCAGCAAGATCAAAAGCAAACTCTACAAAGTTATCAATTCCAACTTCTTCGGCAACAATCTCAATACCTTCTTCATTTAACCCTTGCTCACAAAAATACTCGGCAGCAATTTCTATTACATCATTAATGTATTCCTCATCTAAAATAAACTCATCAATAAGTTCTCCACCAAAACTTTCAGCAACTGAACTCAAAGTTGGTTTAAGATTTACGGCTTTTGTTGCATAATTATTAACTTTTTTCTTTCCTATCTGAGTTTCTTCGTCAGATACAACCTCACATAAATCCTGTCTCCAATTGGAGAAACTTTCGTTCGCTTGGACTTTAGGTTTAACAGTATATTTACCAGCCACATAATCGGTGGCTTCTTTTTTAGACATTCCTGATGCCATCATACGGGCAATCATGACATCCATAAAATTATTAAGACCATCTTTATTCTGGTCTATTTCTTGGTCTCCACTTACATCTTTTTTACCAGGCTCTATTTCAACCTTTTCGTTTAGGGTGGAAATTTGTTTAAGATAAATTTCTCTGATGTCTTGAAACATTATTAGTAAATTTTAGATTCTTAATAGTTATTTAGGTTGTAGACTCTTTTTATACTTTTTCAAAAAGTCTTTTGCTCCCATAAGATCTGCAACATATTTTGTAAGTTTAAAAGTACCAACTTCTCTTTGGTTGGATGGAACACCAGATTGATTTGTCCATTCTGTAAGGTCTTGTATCCAAGATTTAAACATTATGTTATCTTCTGTTACACAAATTAAATAATTTGGACCTCTTCGTTTTACAGTTCCGATAAGACCAGTATTTAAATTCTCAACAATGCTCCCAACTTGGAAAATTTTATCTTGATAATATTGCTCTCTTAGCTCTTTAATGTCCATTCTTGGAGCAACTTGCCAGGTTTCTTTTATGTTTGACCCGTATGCCCTCTGAACAGCCTGAAATAAACTTTGGGCATCCTTTGGTGATACTCCGGTTGGAAGACTAACCTTAAATGTTTGAAAATCGTCTTCCAGGGCAGCCTTTCTCATTTTTGAAGAGTCACTACCTTCTGTGTAATCAGGATCAGTTGAATCTGAAGGAATAACATTAATTTCATCAAAATCATACATTTTACCATTGTATTGAGTTGCAAGTCTGTCAAATTCAGACATTTTATTGGCGCCAGTCACAATATTAACAACCTTATAATTGTCTTCAGAAAATGCTACAAGAGCATCAAAAATACTTACGATATCTGGATTATCTTTAATTTGTTTTTTATATTCTGGAAAGATTCTTTCCATAAATCTTATTTTTGAATTTGGCTCCAGTGGATTTTTTGAATTATCCTGAGCCCTTGATGGGTAGATAAAAAAGTCCCCATCTGAAGCAATTTCAGCAGCTTTATCTAATAGTTTTTGATGACCTTTTGATGGTGGGTTGAATCTACCAAAAACGACAGTAACTGTTTTTGCTGATTTTGGTTCTTTAATAGGCTCAACTTGTTTTGCTTTTTGTGGACCAGGGCGATCAACTGCTTTTATTTTTGGTTGGGCAATCGGTTGAGGTTTTGGTAATCGTCTTGGTGCCGGAGGGGGCTCTACTTTTTGTGGTGATTTAGGAGTAACAAGAACAAACTCACCATTTACTGTTCTACCACGAATTTTTCCGACACCATCAACCCAGTTTCCGTGTCCATCCGATTCAAATCCACGAGCCTTTGCAATTTCAGTGGCTCTTGAACTTCTTGCTTCGTGAATAAAACTGGTAAACCCCTTCATTATGGTTAATTCTCTTATGTGTTATTTATGGTGTTCTGGGAAGTCTTCCACCAGTACTTGTCACTCTGGCTCCAGAAGTTCTTCCCGCTGGATTTGGTTGCCAAGAGGTTTTTTCCATACCACCCAACGAATTCAAAGGAATTCCAGTTGAAGTTGTTCTATGGGAAATTCCGGTTTCTCTTGTTGCAGCATTTGCAAGACGTTCTCTTTGAGAAGGTCTATTTGCAGAAACAGTGCCCCCAGTTCTTGTCATTCCACCTCTTGTTGTTTGTGGTTTTCCTCCTTCTCTTGTCGCACTTCTTCCGGTCATTCCTTTGGTTTGAGGAACGGGATTTTCTACATTTAATTTGTTTATAGCCTGAGTTATTCTACCTAGATTTTTAGTGGTTTGAATGAAATCACCTTTTTTTCTTCCTGTTCTTATCTCAGTTGCGGCTCTTGATGTTCTTGCTCTTGTTTGTGCAGCGATTTCAGATGGACTCGGCCTATTCCCCCTACGCTCTCGCCAGGGAACCATAGCCTCCATAAGTTCTGAATACCATAAGTCACTCATTGCTTCTACAATTTTTTGTGCCGACTTGTAGTTATCGGCATACCCCTCAGAAATTAAATACTCTTCTAACATTTTATCCACTTCTTGTGAGCAATGATGCTTTAATAGTATTTAGTAAAAAAGGAGCGTTTTATCGCTCCCCTTAGGTCAACTCTTCAGTTCTTCAATTGCTTGCCGAAGCCGAACAATTCGCTCTGGAGCATGTTGTTGACTATAATTTTTAACCTCTCGCTCAAGAATTTCAATAATGTCTTGGGCTTCTTGTTCTGTTAGATTTAGTTTAACTTTACTCATTTTAATCTCCTTAATTTTTAAGTCCAGTGGAACCAAATCCACCTTCACCTCGTTTGCTGTCCGGTAGTTCACCTACCTTGATTTCTTCAACACTCCAGGCTCCCTGATCAATTACAATCTCATAAAGACCCTGGGCAATGCGAGAACCGTGCGTAAAGATGTGAGCGGCTGAACCTGTATTTTCAAGACTCACTCTAATCCAATCCCGATATCCCTTATCAACAATACCAGGACGATTTGTTACGGATACTTTATGTTTACAAGATAATCCGCTTCGGCTGACAATTTTATAAACAGGAAGGAATGGATAGATTTCTTCAACATCTGGAAGAGCAATTTTAAATCCGGCATTAATTAGTTTGGTTTCTCCTGGAAGAAGACTGACACAGCCTCCAGAAGAAGCGATTGCCTCTGATGAAATACTATCGGGTTCTACTTGTTTACCATCAATACAAATCTTATCTGCGCGATTGTTTTGAAAGGCATTGATCACCTCAATTACAATTTTGGATACTTCAAATTCGTCTAACGGAACAAAAGCTTTTAGATCTGAACCAGCATCTTCACCTGGATGTGCAGGGCGAGGAATAAAATTAGAATCCTCAGCATAAACAGAAGGCTTTAGTTTTTGAAATAGTTCTTTGGTAATCATAAGTTAAAATTGAAAATCATTGAATTTAGCAGTTAAACTAGAGGGTTCTTCCTCTTCTTTATAAACAAATTGTTCTTCCTGTTGAACAGATTGATCTACATCATAAAGTCTCATTTTTTCATAATCAACTCCACAAGTAAATCGTAGCAGCTTGCCCTTTCTATTGTATCGGTTCTTGAGTTGCTTGAACAAATATTGACCCATAGATTCCAACTCTTCGGTTGAAATTACAGCCAACATAAAATCAGCAATGTGACCAAGTTTTGCGGATTCGCTAATGGCCTCAAGTGTTGGGTCACTATTTGCCTGATTGTTTCGGTTTGCCTGAACACCAGACCAAATGGGAACGTCATTCTCTTTTGCAAATCCTCTAAGCTCTTCTGCAATAGCACCAACATATTCATAAGAATTTGCAAATCCACGTTTAATTCTTGAAGAAGCACAAATACTTAAGTAATCAACAAAAATTACATCTGGTTTAAAATTCTTCTTGAGCTTTAATTCATTGATCAAAGACTTAAAATGAATGATAGAGGCTCCTGTAGTTGGGTATTCTTTGACAATCAACTTACCCTGTGTTTTGCGAGTAAAGTTATTAATTTTTTTATTGAAGTTATCCTTGGTTAACTTTTCAATTTCATCAATGTTGATGTCAAGACAATTTGAATCAATTCTTTTTGCAATTTCCTCTTCTGCCATCTCCAATGAAATGTAGAGAACATTCTTACCTTGTCGTAGATAAGAACTGGCAAGGCTTGTAAAAATTAGGGTTTTGCCCACGTTGGTTCCACCCAAAATTAAATTAAGCGTTTTATTAGATACTCCACCCTTTGTAATTCTATTAAAATACTCAAGGTCAAAAGGTATTTTCGCCTGAATGTCGTGATAATACTCAAATCGTTCATCACTATCTTCAATGTAATCGTGACCAACGTGATTATCAAAGGAAACAGCAAGAGCATCTTGAAGAATAGATGGAATAGAATCTCTATTCTTTTTTTCTACTTGCCCATCAGCAATCTGAATAGATTCCATCAGAGCAAGATAGATTGCTTGATCACGGCACCACTTTTCAGTGGTGTCCATTAGCCATTGATTTTCTACCGGAGAATTTTCAAAACCTTCAATAATGTTAGAAATTTCAGAAACAGTTTCTGCATTGAGATCTGTCCTTTTTTCTATTTCAATGTATAAAGCCTCCTTAGATGGAGGATTGTTATACTCATTGATAAATTCGTGAATTTCGGTAAAGATAGTTCTGTGTGAATACTCTTTAAAGTATTCAGATTTAAGAAAAGGTAAAACCTTTCTTACATAAGCCTCATTATAAATTAGATTCTTAAGAATTAAGAATTCAACTTTCTCCATAACTAAATTCTTTCCTTGCGATTTCGTCTAACTGTTGCATTACTTCTTCAGTGAAGTATTCTTGTGGGTTGGCAAGAATAGTTTTAGCATAAATTTTCTTACCGTCCATTTCATAACGTCCTGCTACATTCTTCCAGAGTCCACCCTTTTCACCAAGCTCAAGCAGTCCATAATAACGGTCAAGACCGCGCTCATCATAGTAAAGGCGAGTCTCAACTTCCTGATTTTCTTTACTCAAACGAGACTTAAAGGTTTTAGCCTTGATAATGTTTCCGATGACTTCCGCTCCATCTTTTTCTTTTGATTTTGATAATTCAATAATTGTAGATGCAGAGTAAGCAAGTCCACTACCACCACTCTGAACCGTAGCAGCTCCATAACCAGAGACATTTGCATATACGTGGTTTGTAACAATCATTGGAATCTTTGCTTGGCCAAGTTTTAAGGTTAGCATTCTAAATGCACCTTTAATAAGAGCAGCTTTTGTCATATCCTTAACATCCTTTTCGGCAAGAGCATCACCAATCTCTTTATTTGTAGAAAGCATACCAAGACTATCAAGAACAAAAAAACAAGGTTTTCTCTCTTGTTCTGGCTTTTTCATATAAAGATCAACCGCCTTCAAAGCTTTAGTTCTAAACTCTTCAACAGTAACTACATTAAGAACAATTGTTCTGGAAACATCAATACCTCGGCTTTGAAGTAGTGATTTCGTAATAGCCGCTTCAGTATCAAAATAAAGACAATATCCCTCTGGATTTTGCTCTAAAAAGTTCTTAATGACGGCTAAAGCGAAGAATGTGTTGTGATGATAAATGCCAGATTTTGGATTTGAAATATACCAATGAGGATAATCAATAGAAATGTCATAAACATTTTCAAACCCAATGGGGGTTTTTTCCACTACAGTTTTTTTACCATATGAAGAAGCAATTTCTTTAGCATCAATTGCTTTAACACTTGTCGCTGTCTCGTAATCTTGAAAGATATGATTCACTGAACACTCAAATTTGTCTCCATCATCAAAGTCTAATCGTATAACTTCATTGTTATTTTTAGTTACGACTTCATTAATTCTAGTGAATCCTGTGGGGGTTTTTACATAAAGTTCATCTGTAACCGCACACGGCTCTTCGTGATTTCCATTACCATAGAGTTTATAAAGTTGTTCATATGTAAGCTCAAGTTCAACCATTTAGTTTTTCCTCATTTATGTTAGTGATGTTATATTTTTTTAAAAGTGATATAGCTTCAGTTAGATTGCTATCAGTATAAAGAAAACATTCAGTAGTTTTTATTATAGTAGGAGAATATGTTTTCTTAAACATTTTATGGAACTCATTTTCCAAATCAATTGCCTCATAAGCATTCATTTGTTTAAAAAGGATAATATTATATTTTAAAGAAACTTTCCATCTTTTAGTGATGTTATCTTGTTTCGTAAGTCCATATTTTACAATTTGATTATTCTTATCATTTAGAGTTATTAGATAAAAATTTAGTTTATCCTGCTCTTTAACTGTTTTTTTGGTGTAATACCCAACATGTGCGTTTAGCCTTCGTTTTTCATTAACAAAATCTAAATCTTTTCCACTTTCGTAAAAAGTTTCATACCACTTTTGATTTTTTTCTTTCCATCTTTTTGTTCCCTCTTCTTCACCATATTTTGAAATATAAAATTCAAGGCTCCGAGACTGTTTTTGAGAAATTATGATTTTTGCTTCCTCTTCTGTATAACCTTGTCTAATCCAATATTCTGGTCTTCGTATTGAGGAATTGATGAATGTATCTGGATCATTTTCTAATCTGACTTTAACAGATTTTTTTCCATTTTGTATTTTATTTTCTTTGAATGTTTCATATTTTTTTCTACCAATGTCTTCACCATATTTTTCTATCCAATGTTCAACATTTTGGAGTTTTTTCATAGAAACACTCAAATTTTGTTTTTGCTCTTCAGTTGCTATTCTACCTTTTAGACGTTCTCCGTTATTTTGAATCCTCCTAACTTCTTCTTTTGCCTGTTCAAGTGTGAAGCCCCTGTTTAGCCAATATTCAACACACCTCACACTACTTTTTCTACATTCAGCTTTCGCTTTAACCTTTGCCTCTTCAGAAGAAAATCCTTGAAGTTCCCAATAAATAGGCATCCTAGGATTATTAGTATGATTTCTTGTCATAATATACAAATGTAGGCGATTCTATTTAGTGGGAAACTCCCTTCAAAAATTAAAGCATTTCTTTTATTTTGTTTGCCGTCTCCTCGTCGCAATACAATACAATCTTTTCAGTTCCACGAGCACATTTTCCCGTGCTACTGGCCCCAGCTATAGAAGTGATCTTATTTCCAGAAATACCACCAAAAATGCTACCTGAAACCAGCGCATTAAAAATGTATGAACCCGTATCAACATAAGTTTCAGTCTCATCAATATCAGATGCTAATGAGGTATAATCCCCACCAATTTCTTTTACAATGTCTTTTAAAAAATCCATAAAACTCCTTAACTAAAAAATGAATCTAATGTGTTTGTTTTTTCTATAGACCAACCAACAACATCTAAAATGGTCTTAAGCGGTTGAATGAACGCCTTTTCAAATTGAGCATCATAATCAACATATTTCTCTAAGTCAAGATCCCTTGGGAACCTTTGTACAAATGCGATCACGTTTTCGTGAATTGGATTTGGTAACTTGAGGTAACAGTATTTAATCTTCTCCCCATTGCGAATAAATGGGTATTTTGTTGAAAGTCTATTCTTTTTAATATGATGATTGTAAAGAAGAGAACCTCTTACGTGAATTGGAACCCCAACCCCAGTCCCCTTTTTATAAATTGTGTGTTGAGAAAAATGTTTCTCAATGTCAGAAACTCCTGTGGGGGTTGAAATGTCTTCTGGTGGTAGAGACTTGAATTCTTTACGAACTAATTCAATATAAGAAATCATTTCATCTTCTGTACCACTCACAAGAATTGCGAAAGCCTGTTTAATTTTATCCCGACAAAAAGCTGGTGTTGAAGATTTAATTGCCTCAATGCCTGTAATTGAAAGCTGAGGTTCACTAAACCGAACACCTTCATTATCCCAGACATTTACAATATAACGTTTTTTAGCTGGAATAATAAAACTATCTGCAATCTTTTCCCTTTTCATAAACAACTTATGAGCATAAGAGTTCATGTATTCTGCCAATTCCCTATAACATTTGTCAATGTATTCTTGAATTGTGGTGGCAAAGATTTTATCCAAAAAGTCAATTACCTCAACCTTTGTTGGATTTTTACCAGAAAAGATTTTATCAACCAAAGGTTGCATATTCAAAAATGCAGAGTCTGTATCTGAATAGATTACAAAATCAAAATCTTGAGTTTTCAATAATTTATTAAAGTATGCATTTAGTTTATTTCCAATCCAACGAATCGCTAACTGGCCTGTGGATGTGATCGCCTCTGCATTTGCCAATTCATAAAATCTGAAATAGTTTGAACCCATTGCACCATACCCACTGTTCAAACAGGTTTTGAGTGAGTTTTGCATCACCTTGTACTTTGAGATTTGTTTTTTCAAATCGTCATTTTTTTCCTTCTCATACTTTTTTTGATACTCAATCATTTTGTCCTTAAAAAACTTTCGTTTATTGAACATCTGTTCAAGAATCTCGGGTAAAAATCCTTTGATGTCTTTTCTAAACATAGCCCCATTTGGAGCAATAGAATAAGAACATCCAGAAATGTCTACAGTTTGGTTTAAAAACCCCTCAATTGAAGCTTCATCAAATCGTTCATCAATTAAAGTTTCTGGACTCACGTTTACTCCCATAATAATGTGGGGATACAGACTCTGAAGGTCAAGACTAACAGTGTAACCGTATTTACCAGGAGTAGGAACCTTTACATAAGCTCCAATAAACTTATCAGGCTTATCTGCTACTTTTTTAGGAGGGACAACAATGTTTTTTTGTTTGAGATGATTATAGATGATTGCGTCCCACATTCTTACCTGAAAGAAAACATCTTCATAATTTGTTTTAGATTGATAAGCAAAAGCAATTGCCATTTCAATCAACCGAAGTTTGTCTTCCAACTTATCTACAAGTTCTGTGTCTTTAATATTGTATTTGGTAAATAAAGACCAATCATTCATAAAAAAGTCATTGAAAGTTTCATACTCTGTATGGTCTAACTTTCTTTCTTTCAATTCATCATAAGCAATTGTATCAAGACGATAATTCTCTGGTTTATGTAGTGAATACTTACGATAAAGCTCTAAAAAGTCTAAGGTAGAAATGCCATAAACATCATAATAAAATTCTTCACGATTGTTAATTTCTGTTCGTTTTTCTAAAACTTTACCCCAGATAGAGAATCGTTTTGACTGACCAGGACCAAGAGTTTTGTCAATTCTTTTAATAATATAAGGAATGTCAAAAAACTTTACATTATGACCGGTAATGACTTCTGGATAATCATTTTCCCAAAATTCTAAGAACCTTGAGAGTAAATCCTTTTCATCAGCACACTCAAAGTAAGTATTATTCTCTACTTTTTCTGAGAACTGACGACTACCCCAAGTGTATGTTTGTTTGGTGGAGTAGTCCTGAAGAGTGATTAGAAGGATCTCTTCGTTTGCAGATTGTACGTCAACCCCAGCATAGGCTGTGGTCTCAATATCAATGGTTACAAGTTTAATCTTGTTAATGTCAAACTCAATCTCATCGGGATAAGATTCTGAGATGTATTGATAGATAGAATCTACATTGCCATAAATTTCAAAACCATCAATATTTTTATACTTGTCTAAGAATTCTCTGGTGTCCTTAAGTGTGCCGGGTTTAATTGGGGAAACAGATTCACCTTTTAGTGTTTTGTATTCAGTTGGAATCTTAGATTTAACAAAAAGAGTAGGACCAAAATCTACACAATCTTTAAAATGAACCCCATTATCATAACCCCGAACATAGATATTATTTCCAATTTGTTTGACGTTTGTGTAAAAGCGCATCAGTTCTTAATACTTTCCTCGTATTTTACCATCAGTTTTGTAGTTGGTTTTACCATCGTCAGAAGTTTATCAGAGTGAAATGGCATAGTATTTTGGGTTGTAAATTCAATCAACCATGGTTTAAGTTCGTCGCCAACAATTTCAAATGGTTCCACAAGTTCATAATTTGGATCGCCAAGTTCAGCTTCCAATTGGCGAATTTGAGAAATCAAACGGAGCCCATTTTCAAAAATAAACACAAAGACATTCATAGCTCTCCTTATCGGCTCTTTAGAGCATAGCATAAAAAACGGAGCAAGTCAACTGATATGTGCCAGTTGAAGCTCCGTTTGCGGCGACGAAATTGGGGGTAGCCTAAAAGTATTTAGGCAATTTCATATGTTTTTTTCTTTTGATGTTCTGGAATTACCCGAACAAGATGAATCGTCAAGAGACCATCCGAAAACTTAACATCAGAAACCTCAACATCATCACTTAAGAGAAAAGTTTTATTAAAAGACCTACGAGCAAGACCTCTATGGATATACTCTTGTGTGTCTTCTTCTAATTTTTTAGCCTCAATGAAAAGTTTATTCCATTCTGTGGAAACTTCTACATCTTGTTTTGAGTATCCGGCCAGGGCCAACTCTAATCTAAAGTGTGTAGAGTCCTCTTTGACAAGATTATGAGGGGGATAATTAGAGTGAGAATCAAATGTTGAGTTGACTCTATCAAACCATTCATCAAGCCCAATTGAATGGCGGCGAATCGCGTTGATAGGGGTTAAACTGGTTGTTAGCATAATAGACCTCCTAAAAGCATCTAAACAATAATGAGTGTCCCATTAGGCGACACTCATAAATTATTTATTATTCGGGCTAAAATGTCAACTTCTGGAAATCCGAACCTCAGGTTCGGAAATCGTCACTCTTCTACTTCTTCGTTAAAGCGATGCTTCTTTTTGCCCACTGTATACTTTTCAATGATTTCATAGTCAGCAGCATCTTTATGGCTCAGGACTTTAATCTGATTCATTGGGCACATATCTTCAATTTTTTCTGGATTTACGATATTTACAATACCCCAATCACGAAGAAGGGCGCAAATACGATTCCTACGTTGAATGTCATTATGAGTTAGGCGACATTCGCCACCATCAATCACTAGCATTTCTTTAAAATGGGCCAGGCGGTATGTACCCCGCTTGTGGAAAATAACAACCGAAGGATAAAGAGTTTTTGATTTACGAGAAAGAATTCCAACTCTACGAAGAGTTTCTCTCGCAATATTAAAATCATCTGGACGATTGAGAGTGATCTCAACCATCATAGATTCATCCCAATCAATATACTTGGGTTCAGTGCGTTCATTATTATTCATAAAACTTTAAAAAATAAAACATCTCAATCTATTTATGCCCTCCAACATTTAGACGAGTTTCAATATAAGATAATTGCTCGCGGGTTAAAATCTTCAGAACATCACGAGCTTTGTCAGTATTATACCCGTAAAAAGTTTTTACATTATCTAAATCTTGCAATTCTTTTTTTCTTGCCCAATCCGAGTAGCGACGCTTTGTCTTAATACTGTGAAGATAAAACTGATACTGCATATCCTTATCAAGCAGATAGTACCGATTCATTTCATTGGCATACAAAATTGTATCCAAATGAGCTGACATCAGACGATTAATCACAAAAGGATTATACCTTTTAATGTTATCTGAATTTTCTTCTAAAAGATTATTCTTTTTTTGATTGATAGAATTTAACCAATCTGATAATTCTAATGTCATTTAAAAGTTACCTTACACATTAATTCAATTAAACAAGCAAGAAGATTGATCTCATTATCACAAACAAAGGCAGATTTGTATTGGTAATCCGCAATAATCAAGATTGCTTCTGGAATACTTGTTGGAACAAGATTTTCATAAAGAGAATCATAAATCTTACGAAGAATAATATTTGGATCATTATCAAGATTCTCAACTACCCATTTACGAACTTCCTTAAAATTCTTTTCTTGCATATGTTTTACAAGACTTGAAATCTTAACATCAGAAACTTGTGCAAGAATTCCAGTGTCAATTGCCCCACTTGATGCATAACGTTGAATCTCATTAAGAGTGCGGCGAAAATCTGGGAAATACTTAGAAATAACCTCAACTAGAACCTTTGGCTCATAAGGTATTTTTTCTGTATCTAAGATAAAACAAACCCTCTTAAAAAACTCAGCCGCAATCTTTGGTTTTTCCTTTGAAGAAATTGTAAAATCAATTACTGCACACCTTGAATGAAGGGGTTGAATAATCTTATTTTTATAGTTACAAGTAAAAATAAAAGAACAATTACCCTGAAGTTCTTCAATAGAAGCCCTTAGAGCAAGTTGGGCATCGTGAGTGAGATTGTCACCCTCATCAATGAGCAAGATCTTCTTTCCTGTTTGTGAAAGAGATACTGTTGATGCATAATTTTTTACCTTATTTCTGATTACATCAATGGAACGTTCATCAGAACCATTAATAATCATAAAATCTCGCTGAAGATCCTGGGCGAGGGCACGAATTGTTGAGGTTTTTCCACAACCACTTCCTGCTGCCAGAATCATATTGGGGACATTGCCAGAATCACGAATGTCCCTAAAATAAGATTTTAAATTCTCTGGAAGAATACAATCTTCAATCTTTTTAGGGGCGTAAGATTCAACAAAAAGAAACTCTTTATTCATCATTTATAAATCACGAAAAAAATAAAAAGAGCACAAGAAACTTATGCTCTTCAAAAATCAACCAAAAGTACTATCAGGCTCAAGCGCAATAGTGTAAAGAATATTAGATTTTGTATTCACAAATTGAGAAACATTTTGTTTTGATAGACTCACTTTGTAGGAACCAGGCAAAAGCTTTAGGTTTTCAATCTTAAAGTTAAATGTGAACTGCTTATCGGTTTCGCCAACTTCCAATGAGTATTCGTTAGAAGTATCATTCTTCTTATCCCGAACAATCAGACGAACAGCTCCATCAACACCAACCACAGCAAGATCAAACAATTGGTAAATTGAAGATGCTTTAAGAATCTTCTGTAGTTGAGAATGTTCCAGTTGAAACTCAACTTCAACAGATGGTAGAACAATGCTCTTATCTGGAGGAGTGATGATTACGGATGGATCTGCAAAGAAATACTTCGCTCGGCGCCTTCCTTCTTTAATCACAAGATAAGAATCATTATCAAAATCTAATTGAGGTTTGTCATAAAGAGATAGACCATTTAGAAATTGATTCAAATCATAAATCGCAAAGTCCTTTGGGAATTCTTCCTCAACCGTTGCTTCGGCAAGAACATTACGCATACCAGAAATGGTGCGTAGTTGATTTCCTTGTTTAATGTAAATAGACTGGTTAATAGAAGCAAAATTTTTCAGAATAACCAGTGTTTCAGAGGATAGGTTCATAATGTATGTAATCAGCGAAATTCGTTTAGACCGTTTTCTTGACGGCGATAATGCCCATCAAAGTGAAGGAGAAGCATTGCGTAGTGAATAACCTTTAAAATATCTCTTTTATTGCGTCCTTCTTTTTCTCCATAACGAGAAGAATATTTTAGGATGTTTGCCTGACAAAATCCCGTGGCAAGTCCTTTGGCTGCCATCAGATCAATTGTCTGAATGTTTTCATAACCTGCCTCACCACCACAGTAATGTCCATTGTAGGTGCTGGCTACATAATCCTCAATGTCTTTGAGAATTTTAGCCTCATCGTATTTCCAAAAATGTTCTTTATCTGACATAATGTTTTTTCAAGTCCTAATGTGTTGAACGGACCAATCCAGCATAACACGGTGGTGTCCGTTTGTCAAGGGATTATTTGGATGTCTCCATTTTAACTGAGAAGTTCCCCTTCTTCTCAAAACCGATTACTCGGTCAAATTTTTCCTCAATTCCTTCTCTGTGAGAGATAATGAACACATTCTTGTGTTTCATCTCAGTTTTAATAATTTTTAAGAAGTCATTAACTCCTTCCAAATCTAAAGAATTTTCTAAAATCTCATCATAAATGTTAATGTTTACATTTGAAGAATTTTTAATTTCTGCAACTTTCATAAAAGCAAAAGTTATAGCAAGGTCAATTCTTTGCTTTTGACCTTGTGAGAAGCTATTGTAAGAAAAGTTTTCATACACTGGTGTACAAATACTCTCATTAAACTCTTCGTCCAAAACAAAATTGACATAAAAATTCATTGCCTGAAGATAACGATTAATTTGCTGATTAATCAAAGGCAAATACTTCTTAATAATTTTAGTTTTTACACCGCCATCTTTAAGGAGGCTGGTTGAAAACTCATAATATTGAAGTTCATCCTTCTTTTTTTCATAATCCTCTTTTGCTTGTTTGAGTTCTATGAAAAATTCCTCAAGTTTTTTATGTTCTGTTGTTCTA